CAAAAGCTCTGTCAGATGATTCCTCAGTATAAATCTCAGCATGCTGATTTTCATACCTTTTATATTCCAGGCCGAATAGTGCATTCAATCCTGGCTCTAGTTCTTTAACTAGTTGTGATCGTGATATTGCCATAATTTATCTCCTATTCTCCTATTACGATTGTAGCTCGATTAGATTCGGACAAACAACCACTGAACAGAAAGCTGCAGTAATATCCTCATTTTCAGGATCTTCTGCTACTCTTAATAGTCTTAGTGATTTGTCGTCTGCGCCAGTAGTGCCGATATCTAAAGTCGAAGATGATCTACCAGTGGTATCGCTACCAGCTGATGCATTCATGTCATAAGACTCTAAAAATCCTGCCTGTGTTACCGCAGCATCTGTTGCTACTACATATTGTTGGTGTGGGTTATCGAATACAAAAGCAGTGATGTCTTCACTGTTTGCTGGTGTAATCGTTGCTTTGTAGAAATTTGCAAACGTTGGCTTCAAAGTTGTAGCCGCGTTGTAGAAAATTCCGTTAAGCGTTCCAATTACAGGTGCAGCGGCCGTTTGACCGTCCACAATATAACCAGCAGCAGATTTTACCATTCCGCCGTTGTATATAGTAGTACCATAACCCGCATCGATTTTGTATTTACCTTGACCAGAAGTTGCTGGAGTTGAACCCAGAACGCCTGCTGCAGTATAACCAAAACCTTGTTCGTTTCTATTTGCCATAGTTATTACTCCTTATGTACCTGCCCCGAAGGGCCTCCAGTACGGTTTAATTTAATTCAGTGATTTAAAAATTACTTTTTAGTACCACCGAAGGTTACACGAGATTGTCTATCAACATTGATAGGCATTCTACTATCCTGCTCCCTCATAAGGTCGTTGTTTACGGCTTCGTTACGTTCTTTATGTCTATCAGACATATATTGTTGACGTTGCTCTGCGATCTCATTAGGTACCTTCGCAAGAAGAAGGCCACCAACCCCAATCACTCCCTTGTATTTACCGTCTTCAACGGTTGGGTAATCGCTTGCATTTTCGACTTCTTCAGATCTAACTAATTCATAACCTTCTCTTAAACGTCCAGTTATATTTTTTGTATCTTGAAAGCCTACAACTTCAGCTCTTATCCATCTATACCTGAATCCATCAGGTGCAGGGGGTGCATCTAGAGATGATGGTGGAACCCACACTTTTGGTCTTTCAGACTTTGACCGTGTTTGGCTCGCACGAGAAGTATTTTCTTTTTTTTCCATTTTACGCTCCTTCCTTCGTGTGTTTTAATTGTTTTGCGTACTCTTCGAGTGGCACACCTAATTTTTTAGCTATTGCTACCTGTGATGATGTGAGTCTCACAGTTTTGCGACCAGGCTTTACGCTTCTTGTAGCTGAAGCCACTGTCTGAACAGGGGCGGCCGATTGCTTAGTTTCAGTATTACCAAATTTATGCGGAAAGTCAATTCTTATTCTTTTATCAACCTCTGCATAGTACTCATCTGAGTTAGGATCATATCCTTCTTTTTCCGTTAAATCCTTGTGTATCTCAAAAGCCGTGTATGTCATAGGCTTATCAGTACCAAACCATGTGTTCTTAGAAGCCCATGCTTCAGCTCTAGGATCTGGATTAATTGGATCGTCCATTTGTTGGGTCTGAACCGGTGGCTCAGACAAAGTAACGGGTTTCTCTGCCCGTTGTTCTTCTCTACCAGCTTTGGCTTGCTCTAGTTTTGCATTCTCAAAAGCAAGAGTTGCAATTCTTTTGTTTGCCTCAACTTGAGCCTGAGCATCTCCATTTTCAATAGCCGCTGCAAGTTCTTTTTGTGCAGCTTCCATTCCTGTAGAAATACTTGTCTCAAATTTTTTAACATAGTCAGCATCAGTTTTTTCAAACCTAGCTTCTAATGCTCTTCTTCTTTCCTCTACACCTTTAGCATAATCAATAGCGGCTTGTTCTCTTCTTTCCGCTTCTCTCATCTTACGAGTTAGTTTCGCAATACGAGATTGTACACCTTTGCTGTAGTCCTCTAAAGTTTCGTCAGATTTTTTTTCTTCTAACTTTGTTTCTCTTTCATTTTCATATGATTTATCTGTTCCTTGTTCTTTATCCGTGCTTTCCGTTTCTACAACGGCTTCTTCTTTCGTTTCTTCAATATCTATTTCTGCATCAGGTCCTGATGTATCGATAGGTACTAGTTTTTTTTCTTCGTCTGGCATAGTTACTCCTTCCTATGATTAAAACTCATGCAAGATGTCCTCTGGACTATCAATTGTTGCTAACACTTCGTCGTCGTTTAGCAGACGAATTTCCCCACCATCTATCTTGATCCTTGATCCGGCGTAACGTGCAAACATTACCCAATCATTGACCTTGCACCACGGTCCTTCAGGATACCTCTCCTTATCCTTATAACATTGAGGACCCATAGCTAAAACCAAACCACATTGTGAAGCGACTTGTTGCTTTTCCAAAGTAGTTTCGGCTAATACTAATCCACCTTTAGTCTTTTCTTTCATCTTGAAAGGTAAAACTAAAATTCTCCAACCCGTAGGTTGTGGGACTTTTCCTTCTTCTTTTTTCTCTGATTTCTTTACACCAATAAGATCATTGTTTGGTGTTAATATCGATGACTGTTCCTTCATTGTGCTCCTTATCGTTTAGCAGGTTAGAGATTTCCTGACGCACTGATTCCAGTGCATTTATTTGTCCTATTATATACTTGTAATTTTCCATGTTGTCAACACTACCGGACGTTACTGATATTGACAATTGTTCTATTCTTGAATCTAGGAATCTTAAAGTTCTATTTATTACTGTTTCTAATTGCATTTAACATTTCCATCTTCTCCGTGCTTGTCTGATTCGAGAATTAGGATCGTTACGTGTTTTTGCTGATGATCTTTTTAATTGTCCAAGAGACCTTGCGCAGTATGATTTTCTACGTTTAGCAGCTTTTGATCCTGGCTTCACTTTTCCAGTCACGGCTGTTTTTAATTTACTTCCAGGATTTGCTGCCCTGTAAGCTCTTACACCTTTAGCTGTCATTCCAGCTCCAGATTTTGTTGGTCTATAATTAGCACCTTTACCTTTAGTGGTTTTTCTAATTGATCCACCTTTTGCTTTTTCAACTCTAGTAATGTTAGCTCCTTCACCTGTAGAAGTATCCATTCTTAAACCTCTAGGTAAATCTTTAGGATTGTTTTCTAAACCTTTATCTTTAATCTTATGTTTTTTTCTAAACTCAGGATTGTTTAATAGGTCTTCTTTTTTATTATATAACTTACTCATTATGCAAATGTTTTTACGTTAGTTGGTTTACCACCTGGATTACCAGCTGCTCTTTTTCGTTTGACAGCACTCGCCTTTTGCGACTTTGTCATCCGTGTGGCTTTTGCAAGTGGGACGCATTTTGGATATTTCCTCTTTGAGCCTTTGCTTCTCCCGCATGGTTGATATTTGCCGTCTTTCTTCGGCGCTCCAATGTCCACCCATTTTTCGGCTACCCATTGTCTTAATCCACCTTTTGAAAAGTGAGTACGCATTATGAATTCTTTCCGTAAGCGTTTCCTTTTCCTTTCATCGCTTTACAAGATCCACCACCTTTGTATGTGGCTCTAGGCATGTCCATCATTCCACCACCCATAGCTTTTTTTCTTTTCTTCTTGCCACCTGGTGTGACTTTACCTGAACATACTGCTGATGCGTACATGTTCGCGTACGCCGAAGGGTACACTTTGAATTTTCGCTTCGCTGCTGCTTTTCCTCTAGGACAGAGTTTTGCCATTTTTTATATCCTTTAAAAGTTTATTTCTTTTCTCTTCAAAAACTGGGTTTTGTATATCAGAGTTAAACTTATCAGTAAGTTCTATTTCTTTTAATTCATTAGCTCTTTCAAGTTGAATAGCAATTAATTTTAAGGCTGTTATTATTTTTTCCATTATACTTTTCTTTTTTGTTTTAATTTTTTAAAATCAACACCTTCGATTTTATTAGGATCTCCAGCTTGTTTTGCAATCTTCATTTGTTTTGGTGAAAGTTTTTTTGAACCCATATCCGCTCCACCACCAAATTTAAGATTTTTTCTTCCACCTTTTCTTAAAATTTTATCTGTTTTCTGTAATGATTTAGAACCTGCTTTTCTAAGAGATTCTTTTAAAGAAGGATCAACTTTACCTGCTTTCGTAACATAAGCATCTGTAGTTTTTATAAGTTTATCTAAAGTTTCTTTATTCTTTTTTAAATTACCAACATTAATTGTAGTAGATGAAATAGTTGGTGAAGTTTTAGATCCACCTTTGACTAAATTTTTAACAAAATTTACTGCTCTTACATATCCTGACATTATTTTTTGCCTCCCTTAAATATTTGTGTACCCTTTATACCATAAATGCTCGCCACTACAAGGATCCACAAATTTGTGAACCATGACGGGAGCTGCTGGAACTGTTCAAAGAACATTTTTATCTTTTCTGATGCACCCGGATCGTCCGAGAAGACCCCCCAAGCGATCACCAAAATTGGCAGCGTGAGAATTACGAGTACCGCCTCGTCTTTCCAGTCCGATTGTCTAGCTTCTAATAATTTGCCAGAGTATTCTAACTCTCCAGAGGCCATTTTTTCTGCGTGCTTAGCCTGTGCATTGGCCATCATCATTTTAGTTTCTTGTTTCTTTTTATAAATGTGACTGCCAGCGTTTATAGCTAGTTTAATTGCACTGAACCACATGATTTAGTACCAAGTAGCTTCTTTTTTCTTTTCAGATAGCATTCTTTTAGTTCCTCTAACTTTTTCTTTGTCTCCAGTAGGAATACCGTTGTAAGAACCGTCAGCAGTTGTTTTAGATCTTGGATCTACTTCAACATTTTGACTTGGAACTGCCATTTGTTTTGCTTTTTTATAGTTCATCATAGTTTTTTACCTTTACTAGTTTATATTAGCATTATTTTTTTTTGCAAGACTTACTCCAGCACGTAATTCTGCTAATTCTTCGTTCTGATCCATCTTATCTTCAGCTAATTCTCTTGCTTGCATCAATTTTGCTCTGTCAAAATCAGCTTTTGTTTGATCAGCTTCTCTTTTTCTGTCATTTTCCATCGCTCTTAGGTCAACTTCACGTGATTTTAGCTTCAATAGTGGGTCTGAATCAAATTGTGAAGTGATTTGGTTCTCTTCTTTCATAAATTCTTCAGTCATTTCAGCAATCAACACTGCTTTTCTTGCTTCAACTTGGTTTGTAAGCATTTGTAACTGTTGTTGAACCTGTGGATCCATTGCAGCCATCTGTTGCATTTGTTGCATTTGCATTAACTGCTCTCTAAATTCCATTTGAACTTGTTCTTGAGCCATAATTGAAATGTGTTCTAGTATATTTTTTTGTATTGCAGCCATAACAGGTGGATTATTTCTTACCATGTTAACAGACATGAAGTTTAAGTGAGCTGTAATGTGTGCTCTATGGTCTTGACCTGGAAAAGCTTGAAAAGGTTTTCCTGCCATTGCATCAATGTGTTCTAAACTTGGATCTTTAGGTGCAGTTGGTGGAGGTGGAGGTAGAACTGCATCTACATCTTTAACACCTATTGCATTATACATGTTTCTATAGATTTGATACATGTTATGCATCTGTGGATTTGATGTTGCAATTTGTAATTGCGTTTGTGCAAGTGTAATTCTTTGAGACATTGAAAATATATTAGGGTCTGCTACTGGCACTACATCTACTCTATCATCAAAATCAGTCTGTTTAATATTTCTTGCACCACCTACAACATCGTAAGGATATTCTGGTGGTAAATATTGTGCAACTATTTTACCTAATAATTTAAATTCATTCTTCATCGCTGCATAACATCTTTTGTGTATTGCAGACATAACACGTGAACCACGTTCAAGAAGTGCAACTGTAGTTCCTACTGCAGCACCTTGGTTACCATCACCCACTTGCATATCAGCAATAGCCGCGAACCTTTGACCAGCTTGTACAACCACTCCCAGTAATTGTAACAATGTTGGACTTGGTTCTTTGTATGGTAATGGAAAGAACGCATCTCTTAAATTTCCACCTGGTGCATCTACATCTTTAAATTCACCTGGTTGTATTGGTGACGCTTCATCTCTAACTCTAACCCCACGTTGTTTAAATCCTGCAGGTAAGTTAGCTAAAGTTCCAGCATCTAATAATTGACGGAGAGCAGCCGTTGCCGTTCTGCTCAATCCGCCAATCATGTGAATGAGTCCAAAGCCATAAAATCCTAGTCCTGGCAGAAATTTGAAGTGGACAAAATATTGGATTTTATTTTTCTTTAGATCATCGGGCGCATAGTTTCGTCTAATAGACAAAACTTCTCTACTACCTTCTTCGACTGTAACGATGTAAGGTAATTTTATTCCTGTTGGTTCTCCATCTGCTCCAACATCTTCGAAACCTTCTAAGTCTAAATTAACGTGACACTCTAACAAAGTATATACAGGTTCGTTCTTACCTGTCTTTTTAGTTCCTTCTAGTTCACGTTCTTTTTTAGTTAATTCTCCATTACTCTCTGTACCAGGAGGACCTAACTCTACGTCTCTGTAAAAACCTGATACTTGTTGTTTTCTTAATTCATTCTCTGAAATTTTCACGGTATGAATAACTGCTTCCGCATCATCTAATGAGGTTGCTGTATACGGAACAATTAATTCATCCGCTGGTACAAACTTCGATACCACTCTTCCAAGTGGTACGTCGTAGTAAACTTTTTTAAATGTAGATCCAGCTAGTGGTAAATGAAATAACATAGAATCAAATTCTGATTCATACTCTTTCATCGTGTCCATGATTAAATAATTCATATAATCTTTAACACGTTGTGCTTGTTGTTCAGTTGCAGGATTTTTAATTCCTATAACTTGTGTTCTAACTGGTCCATCACTTGGTAATAATTCTTTATACGCTTGAGCTTGGAACTGTGTTACTGCTTCTGCAAGAACTGGGTGTGTTGCACCTGAAGCTCCTTGAAACGGTTCAGTTCTGTTTTCGTATTTGAAACCTAGTAAATCTAATCCTGTTGTGTAAGCGCTCTCCCATTCTTTTCTAGATGATTTGTAGTCCATGTAATTTTGAACCATTTCATTTCCAATTGGATCTAAAATATCATCAGGTAAAATATCAGCTAAGTTATCAAAGTGTGATTCTGTTCCAGGTACATTTATTGATCCTGGTTCAAAGTCTAATGTAACTCCACCGTCTTCTTCTGGGATAACCTCTACAGGTCCTTTTTCAATATCTTCTTCCTGAACACTAACTTCTTCTGCCATCTCTTCTTCTGAAGGGATGTCAATTTTCGTACGAGTGTTAGGGAGTCCTTTGTCTATATCTGCCATTTATTACTCCTATA